CACTTTGTCTTGCGGCTTGTACGAGCAGCAGGTTACGGCACCCAGACCATTGCCGGGGAAGAGACGTTGACGAAGTCAGTTAAAGCTGGGTGACACATTTTTCAGTGTGTCGCCACATCGCATTTCTTATGCGGTGGTTGGCAGGACGTCATTTGGGAACTGCGAGTGTCGGGGCAGTTCTCGGGGGCCCCCCTCCCACATTGTTCTTCAGTGTGGGGGGGGGGGTGGCGGCGCTAGGTCGCGGTTCATTAGGTTTTAGTGGGGCATTAGGCCTGTGCTACTGGTAGTTGTCAAGAGAGAGGTGATCTGCAGATGGGTATTCTCATTTTGCCTTGATTGGACACTCAAGTCTACCAAACCAACGGGACAAAACTTAGATTAGATACATTTTCCGCTAACAGACGCCGTCTTTTTGGTGAACAACCACGTTATGTTAGGGACGGTTTTCCATGCCGCCATGTCGAGTTGTTGGTCTCAACAAAACCAAACCATCCGTTCAGGTCGAACGGGAGAGAGTGGGTCTCTGCAACCCATACCGCGGCGGGTAAAATCGCTGCTCCAAGTTATTTTTGGTTTTAGGTCCGGGTCGCTCCCGGTGTTGTACTGCCTGGTGTTGCTTTATGCATTAGGGGTCAGCATGTTAGTTTTTGGTTGCACGGCTCAGGGGTGTGACGCGTCTGGGGCATTTCTTATGCCCTTGGTGTTGTTCACTGCTGGGTTTTATTACAGTCGGGAGTCGCTCTTCCGTCTGCTGTGCTTCCTAATGCCTGAGAGGGGCTTGATGATTAGCCGATTGTGCGCGTATTTTATGGGCACGGCCGGCACTGCGTTTGACGTTAAGTTAGTTTCCCTACCGCCGGCTGGCGATTTCAGCCCTTTGGTGGTATCTGGCGAAAACTATACTATTGTACCCACCGAGTTGCGTGGTGTCAATACGTTTTCAGCACTTGGTGTGTTGTTCGTTTTCACGCGCTACTTGATGAGTAGCCGGCGCTTCTTGTTTCTCTCTAGCATTTTGTTTCTCGCTTCCTGGCTGGGCGGCGATTGCATTGGCTACGGCCCCATGGCAACGTTTAGGTTGTTGTGGTTCGTTTCTGGTTGGATTTTGGCTATTGGTGTGCGCTTCTTGGGGTTTTCAATACCCAGCCCTGGAGTGCCCATCTTTGGTCTTTGTCAAATCGGGAGTGGGATCAGTTTTACTGGTTCGTCGTGGCTCTTGGCCCAGTTTGTGCTATTGTTAGCACTACGCTTGGTCAGTTTGCGGTTTCCGGTCAGTGAGGTGGCGCTGCTGCGTGCTCGGCACTGGGCCATATGCGTTTTGCATTTGTTGGACGGCTCTTCAGCCGTCTATATGCCTGACGTTTTGGTGAAGCTTGCGGATCACCCTGACGCTGCCAATGCGGCAGCGCGTGGCTACGATGTTGGCGAAAACCGTGTTGTTTTCGCCAGCGAGCCCGGTGACTGTATATGCGACGCTGATTTTGTGGTCTTAGTTGCCGGGTCGTTGCAGCGCCCGGGGCGTTATGATGGTACGACGATTACGTACTCTGGTGGTAAGATGGTCATTGACTCAGATCGATTGGGCAAGAGAACCGTCAGCTGTGTCCCAGCCTTGGGATCCACAGTGTATGTCACCCGGGGCATGTGGGCGTATCGTTTTAGCGTAATCAAGGTCTCGCAGTTTCCGATTTTAGTGCCCTGTGGCCGCATTCTGCGGCCGTGGGTGTCTTTGCTTTCTCTACCGGTTTTGACAACGGTGGATCCGCGCATAGATAGCACTGGGTCGATTGCTCGCGCCATAGCCCCCGAGATCGGGTTTGTGCCCGTTGTTTGCGCCTTTTATCAGGCGCCGAGCAACGGTGACACTGCCAGTGACACGGGGCAGTACGTCGTCTTCTATGAGGGCGACGCCACCTCTATGGTGGTGGACGCGGGCATGATTGCGGGTTTTGTGCCTTTGTTAGTTCTAAACACTTCGCAGATTGCGGCTAGTGCTGGGGCAAATTTTTCGCGCGGCGAGTCATCGTTACTCGCGCGGAATGCCCTGGTCATGGCCCTTGCGGCCAAGGTGAAGGCAGGCATGGTCTATCGATCTGCCGCCAACACTTCTCCTCCCACCGTCGGTTCGGTGTCTGATGAGGTTTATCGGCTTAGCGCTGCGGGTGTTGTTGACCTGACACGGGTGAACGTCACCAATTTTATGGGGCCGTTTGTCGTGGACCAGTATGGGCGTGCTACAAAGCCCATGATGGTCCTAGGCCGCGGTGCTGATGAGGACACCATTCGCCGACGCGTGATTGACGTGCGTTCGGATGTTATCACGACTCCTACTATGTTCATGTACATGTCCGAGTTCGTGGTTTCCCTGGTTGAGAAGATCAGGATGAGTGGTGTCACGCGCATCGTCCCGCTGACAAATCAGGAGGCGGAGGACCGTTTGTCCTCCCGCCCCAGTCAGCGGGCCAAGACTGAGAAGGTTCAGTCTTTTTGGTGGGGTTTTTGGGGACATGTTACGTTCCGCGCTTTCGCTAAGACCGAGCCGTTTGATGCGGATTCTGCGGCGCGTAACATCACCACTGTCGATCCTGTTAGTCAGCTGCACGCCTGCCGCTACATTGCGCCCGCTTTGGCGGCGCTTTGCGGCATTCCGAATGTCGGGATTGGCGTCGACAGCAATGGCATGATCGGCAAACTCAATGCTGCTATTCCTCCGGGCGCTGGCATATTGGGCACAGATTACAGCAAGTTTGACGGGCGGCACTGTTTTATGTCGCACGTACTTTGGCTGTCCGTTCTGATCGTACTATACGGTTGGACTCACGCTGTGTCCTTGTGTTGCGTCGTTTGCGCGATGCTGTTCGCAGGTTCGAAGACTAAAACTGGTGTCGAGTACAATATCGGCACCAGCATGACGTCGGGGCACTACATTGTGACCTTCGGCAATTGTCTTGTTAACCTGTTCATTGGCTTCGTTGCGGCGAGGGAGTCTGGTTGCACCATTAGTGAGGCCTGGCAACACGTGGGGGTCGTCGTCGGTGATGACGGCGCCGTCCCGCGTTTTGGGCCCGTCAATGGGAAAACTGGTAGCGTCACTTTGGAGTCGCGGCAGGCGGTCGCGGCGCAGTTTGGACATAAATTGACTGAGGAGGCGGTGTTTGTGAGCGGGTCGGGCAAGGAGGAGTCTATTACTTTTCTGTTTGTCGGCCGCGCTTTCATTTATCGCTATTCGTCCGGGTTTGACAATGTGTCTAGCCCGGATGCAGTCCGGTTGTTGTCCAAGCTGCACCAGGTCGCGTTGGATGGACGTGAACTGTTAGTTGCCGCTCGCGAGAAGCTGGCTGGGCTGCTAGTCGAGAACGCCAACGATGAACTCGTGGGCGAATTGCTAGTCACCCTGGCTGGACAGCTCGGGTCTGGTGTGGTGCAGCGAGACTGGCGAGAGCGCTTGTTCGGCTACACCACTTCCCGAGTCACTGGTAGCGTCCCAGCTGAGAATGTGCTTGGCCTTATGCGCGTCGCGTATGGGGTCGACGATTCTGCGTTTATGGCTTCGCTCGCCGCATGGAAGAATCAGAACTTTGGCATTCACCGATTTCCTTTCGGGCCCATCGTGCTGACTTGTCCGGAGTATGCTCCGGATTTGGGTTCTGCTTTCCAGCAGGCCCCCGTGCTTGTCGAGCCTGCCGTGGACCCTTTGCTGGGCGTTTCCAGCCACGAGCGGTTTAGTTTTCGTGCGAGCGTCGCGGCGGCGGCTTTCGGTGTGGCCGGTAGGGCCATATCTTACCGGGCGGGGGAGCGGTCTGATTTGTTGTTTGATCCGTGCGAAGAGTTCTTCGGCGTTTCAGTCGGGCACGGCGTGCTCGATTTTGACACCATGGTCGACCGTGATTACCGCCCGGCCGCGCAGTTCTTGTGTTTGCTTTCTCGGCTGGATAACGGCCGGGCGGGCTTTCCGACTGTGCGTGCTGCCGTTCGCGACGTTTTTGGCGTCGACATGTCTGATGTTGGACACGCGAGTGTCTTCATGGACGGTGTCGGCGCCTTTGACACGGTCTCATCTGGCGCCGGCTTGATTGAGGTGGTTGTGTGGTCTGTTGACTCCGCCATCGTTCAGGAGCCGTGTGCCACTGAGGCTGTGTCGGACACAGGTGTTGCCATTGTGGCGCCTGCGGTGTTGTTGTGTGACTGTTGCGGAGCAGCGCACCACACCCTCACTTGCCCGCTGTTTAAGCAGGTTCAAGTTGAGGTGCCGCACGCGTTTTCCGCATGGTATCTGTGTTCTGATTGGCCGGGCGATGGGTTGATCACCGCTAAGCGGGAGAAGCGCATATTTTTCGATGTGCGCGCTGACGCCCGGCGCAAGTTGCGCCAGGCTGTTCTCGCCTTGAGTGGTGGCGACTCCAGGCCTTATGTCACTGGTGTGCTGAAGGAGTCGCGCGTTTGGCGGGCTACTGATGGCTTTCCATTGACGTTTTAATACGGTCATTTATTCACGGCCCGCTTTGGGGGCTAAAATGCCATTGCCCAAGGTTTTCCTTGGGGCCGATAGGCCGCATGGGACTGCACAGCCCCGCACGTACATCGTGCGTTCGCCAGCCCCGCCATCAGGGGCTATATAAATGGATGGGCCAGCTTGCTGGTGCCTTTGGCCTATTTTGAATCGTAGCGGACATACACGGTTCATCGCCCTCCGGGCGTAAATGAATGGATCCACTTTGTCCGCAAGTGGGTCCCAAATCCTGGCGATGCCTGGCCGACTCCGGTTGGCTGGGCGCACAGGTGAGCACAGCTGTCGGCACCGTTAGGTTTCCAGTCGTTCATCGGGCGACTTCAACAGTAGTGTAATGGGTTTCGTGAAAACAGTAGGAAAGGTGCACCCGGAGCGTTCCTCCAAGCACATTGCCACCGTGGGTTGAAAACCTGATGGGGTACGTAACCCCCACTAAAACGCCGCCTAACTGTGCGTGCGTCCTACGATATAATGTCGTAGGTTGTGACATCAGTTCCCACTTCTAACACTACGAGCCCCGTTGGCTCTAAAACAACGGTGCGAGACGAGTCTTTGTTGAAACTCGTCTCAAAGTCAGTCGCTCACGAAGGTAAGCGGTTGTTTCGACAGTACCAGTGGTCGCCGCAGGCCACTGCTCTACTTGAACGGGTTCCTGAATCCGTTGTCTCGCCATTCCACGCTCCCGACGGCCCTTTGCCGTGGGGAGGCGTCTCTACTTGCAATTACACAGTTGCTAATGAGGCGCGCGTGGTTACAACCAATGTTTGGTTGCAGGGTCCTCACACCCTGTGGTTAGCTGCGGATCACCCGGCTGTTTTGGCGGTGTCTGCTGCACCCGGCTACGTGGTCGATTCCACATTCAGCGTTTTGATTCACTCACCCACTGGACCGCTCAATTTGACGGTAGCCAGTGACCAGGTTGATGTGATCAATGGCGTTGGTAAGGTTTCGATCTCCAGTAACCGCTTTGCAGGCGCCCCCAGCTTAAGGTGGACGGAGCCTGTGCCAGGTTCACAGGTGCTTTTGGTGCCCTACCGCAAGGGCATGCGTTGCGCGTCGTCGGCTGTTGTCCTCCGCTTGGAGGACGTTCTCATGCCGACTGACGCTGGCGATGTCGTGTTCCGCGGTGGGGCCTATAAAGCTAACACTCACGCAGGTGATTGTGGCGCGCCCATTCTGGGCGCAGGTGGCGTGGTCGGCATGCACGCGGCGGG